GGTAGAGGTAAGGTTGAATACGAAGGAAGTTTGGATGACCTATTTGAAAATGATTTAGAAAAGTTTATTGAATATAACATTACCGATGTGGAATTAGTAGTTTCAATGGATACTAAACTTCAATTCATTGAGTTGTCCAGAGCGATTTGTCATTCTGGGTTTACTCCATATGAAGATTACATTTTCTCATCAAAATATTTAGAAGGAGCTTGTTTAGCATATCTTAAAAAGAAAGGATTGGTAGCACCTAACAAACCAAAGAACCATAAAGATAAACTTGCAGAACAAACTGAAGCGGGTGAAGATAAGTTCATTGGAGCATATGTAAAAGAACCCATCGTTGGTAAGTATGATTGGATTTATGACTTGGACTTAACATCTCTATATCCATCAATCATTATGACCCTTAACATTTCACCTGAAACTAAGGTAGGTAAAATTGGTAATTGGGATCCTGATGCATGGGTTAGAGGAGAAGATAGACAATATACAATTGTTGGTAAAACAAAGGAATTTACTTATAATAGAAAAGAGTTAGAAGAAGTTATTAAAGATAACCAATTAGGTGTGGCTGCAAATGGTGTATTATACACACAAAAGAAGCCAGGATTGATTGCGGATATTTTGGATACTTGGTTTAAACAAAGGGTTGAATTCAGAAAATTAGAGAAGAAGTATGGTGAAGCAGGGGATACTGAAAAGTATGAATTCTATGGTAAAAGACAGTTGGTACAAAAGATTCTTTTGAACTCAATGTATGGTGTATTAGGACTTGTTGCATTTAGATTTTATGATATTGATAATGCAGAAGCAGTAACTATTACGGGTCAAACTGTAATTAAGAAAACTGCAGAAATGGCAAACCTTAAATACCAAAAAGAATTGGGTACAAAGGATGATTACAATGTTTATATTGATACCGATTCAATTTATATGATGGCAGAACCTTTGGTAAAACATAGATATCCTGAATATAAAACATTTGACCAGAATAGAATGGCATCGGAAGTTAATACTATTGCAGAAGAAACTCAAGCATTCTTAAATTCATTTTATAACTTATTAGCAGAAAGATTCTTTTGTATTCCAAAAGAGAAACATAGATTTGAGATTAAGAAAGAGTATATCAGTAAAGCGGGATTTTGGGTAGCAAAGAAAAGATACGCTCAATGGATGATTTTGAAAAATGGTATTCCTTGTGATAAATTGGATGTTAAAGGATTGGATGTAGTTAGAAGTTCATTTCCAAAGGCATTTCAAGAGTATATGGCTAGATTGTTAAAGGATATTCTGATGGGTAAAACAAATGAAGAAGTTAATCAATCACTATTAGAATTTAAAAAAGGATTATCAACGCTTCCAATCAACAAAATAGCAAAAGGTGGAGCAATTAAAGAATTGAGTAAATACGATAAAGGCCGTTGGAAAAAGAATGGTGGTGAAGCTATTGCAAATTTTGAGAAAGGAACGCCCGCACACGTTAAAGCGGGAATTGCATATAATCGTTTACTAAAATTCTTTGAATGTCCGTATAAACATGAACCAATTAGAGATGGTGAAAAAGTTAAATGGGTTTATCTTAAAAACAATCCATTAGGTATTGATACGTTGGCATTCAAAGATTATAATGACCCAAAAGATATATTAGATTTTATCAACAACTACATAGATAGAGATGAAATTTATAAAGCAGAACTAGAAAATAAATTAAATGATTTTTTCGGTGCTCTCAAATGGGAAATGGCATCGGTAGAATCACAAACCGCAAAAAAGTTTTTTGAATTCTAAACTTTTTTTCGTATATTTGTAAAACAAAATAAAATAATATGGCAAAGGCTAAAAAAACAAAAAAAGAAGAAGTGGTTAATTTAGAACCATTAGAACAAATTGGTCAAATCACTTTGGAACAAGAAAAATATGAAGACTGTGAATGGTGTTTCCAATTTGATAATGATGAACCTCAAATTTTTGCATGGACAGATGGAAATTTAAATCCATCGGAAGACCCAACTGTTACTTTTACAATTACTAATAAAAAAGATTCATTTATTAATTTTACAAATTCAAAGACAGGAAAAGTGTTTACTTTGTTCGCAAGAGAAATAAGTGAAGATGGTAAAAAAATGAGAGAAGAACAAATTAAATTTGCTAAACAATTGGAGCAAGATAGAAATAACTTTGAACAAAAAATAGACGAATATGCAAGTGAAAATAAAAAAGCTTAATCCAAACGCAGTAATTCCAACATATGCAAAAGAAGGCGATGCAGGAATGGATTTAGTAGCAACCGAAATTCTTAAAGATACACCGGAACAAATTACATATGGAACTGGCATCGCATTAGAAATACCTGAAGGATTTGTTGGATTGGTATTTCCTCGTTCATCAATTAGAAAGACTGGTTTACAATTAAGTAATTCAGTTGGTGTAATTGATAGTGGATATAGGGGTGAACTACAAGCTACATTCAATAAAATACTTGGTAAAAGTGAAGGGTTTTATGATGAATCTAAAAATTTAAATAATGAATTTTATAAGATTGGTGAGCGTATTGCACAAATTATGATTATCCCACATCCTCATATTGAGTTTCAAGAAGTAGAAGAATTATCTAACACCGAAAGAGGTGAAGGCGGATTTGGGTCAACCGGAAATTAAAAAATAATAATATGTTTGAATTTAAAGAAGAAGAACAAATAAACCATTCATTATGGGTGGAAAAATATCGTCCATCTAAATTGGATGATTATGTGGGTAATGAACATTTAAAAAATAAAGTAGCAGGTTATATAGAAACCGAAGATGTACCACATCTTTTGTTCTTTGGAAAAGCCGGTACTGGTAAAACAACATTGGCAAAATTGATTATCAAATCAATTGATTGTGATTATATGATACTAAATGCATCCGATGAGAATAATGTTGAGACTGTAAGAACAAAAGTTAAAAACTTTGCATCATCAATGGGATTTAAAAAATATAAAATTATTATATTGGATGAGTTTGATTATATGACTCCAAACGCACAAGCAATCCTTCGTAACTTAATGGAAACATTTAGTAAGCATTGCCGATTCATTTTGACTTGTAACTATGTTGAAAAAATCATCGAACCTATTCAAAGCCGTTGTCAAACTTTTCAAATAACTCCACCTACTAAAAAAGATGTAGCTATTCAGATGAGTAAGATTTTAAGAGCAGAAGATGTTCAGTTTGACCCAAAAGATTTAGTTCCTATTATTGATTCTTCTTATCCTGATATTCGTAAAATTATTAATACTTGCCAATTAAACTCTCTTAAAGGTAAATTGCAAGTAGATGTTCAAAATCTTTTGGAGAATGATTACAAAATGAAAGTTTTGGAAATTCTTAAATCAAAAGATGATAAGAGAAACAAATATATGAATGTTAGACAAGCTATTTTAGATTCAAAGGCAACTGATTTTTCTGACCTTTATACATTACTATATGATAAGGTTGATGAATATGCAGGAGAAAATACAGCAAACGTTATTCTTGTATTAGGAGATGGAGTAGCTAAATCGGCAGTAGCAATTGATAAAGAAATTATTGCAGCTGCAACATTAATTCAAATTTTAAATTTAATATAATATGGCAAACATTATTGGACAAGGTGAAGTTCCACAAATGCCGGGAGCACAACCTAAAGTAGATATATCGGCATCGGTACCTGTATTTTGTGAATGTGGTGGTAAAACATTTCTTCCAGCTATGAAGATGAGAAAATTATCTAAATTAGCTTTTGGTGGTGACCAGGATATGATGATACCTTTTGAAGTATATCTTTGTGGTGATTGTGGTGCAGAACAAGAACTTTTTAAACCGGTACAACTTAGAGCATTAGAACAAAAAGATAAATTAACCGCAGCGGAAACTCGCTCATTAGATTTAGATATTACAAATGGCTAAAGGATTATTTGACCATATCAACGCAATTACAAAAGACCAGGACCCAAAGTATTGGGATAAGCTAGAGGATGCGGATAAAAAGACCTGGAGTAATTGGTTAATCATTCGTTATATGTCTATGAATCCAGATTGGATTGAGATGATAGCGGAAATACAACCTTATATCCAAGAAGCACCACCTAAAGCTGTTTACAAAGCGCTTATTGGAATTATACCAAAAGGTAAAACCTATCTTCGTTATATGAAGGGTAAATCGGTAAAAGATTACGAACAATGGATTATTGATTTGGTAGCTAAATGGTATGAAGTTTCTACAAAAGAAGCATCTGAATATCTTGATATATTATACGAAAGTACCTCTGGTAGAGAAGAAATCAAACGAATTGCTGAGGCTTTTGGTACAGAACCTAAATTAATTACCAAGTTAAAACTCAAAGTTTAATTTGGTAATATCACCATTTTTTCGTATCTTTATATAAATCAAACAAATGGCAAAAGTATCATTTTCGCAGTACTCAATGTGGAGTAACTGCCCTCAACAATATAAGTTAAATTATATAGATAAACTCGGAGAATCTTCGGGTAATATCCATACTATATTTGGTAGCTCAATGCACGAAACTATCCAACACTACCTTTCGGTAATGTATGGTGTATCCAAAAAGCAAGCTGATGAGATTGATTTGGATAAGTTATTATTAGATAGATTAAAAGAAAATTTTACTAAAGAAAAAGAAGCATTGAGTGAAGGTACTCCTTGTACTCAAATTGAATTGGAAGAATTTTATGGTGATGGTAGAAGAATATTAACTTGGTTTAAAAAGTATTGTAGTAAATTCTATTCTAAATCTGGATATGAATTAGTGGGTATTGAAATTCCATTGAATGCAACTATTAAAACGGGTGTACATTTTATTGGATTTATTGATATTGTATTGAGAGATTTGGCAGAAAACTCAATTATAATTGTTGACTTGAAAACATCAACGATGGGATGGAATCAATATCAAAAGGCGGATAAATTAAAAAATTCTCAAATTCTTTTATACAAAAAATATTATTCAGAATTGTTTAATATTCCAATGACTAAAATCAAAGTGGAATATCAGATAATGAGAAGAAAACTTCCTGAAGATTCTGCATTCCCAATTCCTTATATATCAAAACACGTTCCACCAAACGGAACTCCATCTGTAAATAAAGTATATGATGAGTTTATGGAGTTTATTAATACCGTATTTGATGATGAAGGTAATTACAAAGATATAGCATACCCTAAAGTGCCTGGACAAAACAAAAAGAATTGTAAATGGTGTGAATTTATGAATAGGGGTATATGTGATGGAAAAC